AGTAGATGTCGAAGGTGACCACTGCCGATAGAGGCAGTCGGATATTCTTTGACAATCAACTTACCAGCTGTCTTACCTTTAATTCGATTGAGTTTAGTTTCATAGGTGTCTTTCGGATATGTCGCTAGATCGTTGAGAGGGACACCCATGAGATTCGCATCGATGCGTTCTGCGATCCTCTCTTCAGCCATTTCTAAGGTGACATATAATACATTCTTGCCTTGCATGAGATTAGATGCAGCGAAGTGACACATCATTAGTGTCTTACCTACACCAGTACCAGCGAGGATAACGTTAAGTGTTTTACGAGGAATACCACCACGAGTGATACGATTAAAATAATCGAGATCGAATGGCTGACGTTCTACCTTCTTGTGATAGAAGTCGTAGCGTGTTTCGAAGTCTTCAAGGAAGTCATGCCCAATATTGGTGTCGAAGGAGACAGCGAGCGCATCAGACAAGATTTCAGGCAATGCACCTTTGTCTTTGTCTGACTTCCCATCGATCACCTGAATCGATTCCATAATGGCGTTGTAGATTGCTTTGTCTTGACAATACTTCTCTGTCTGCTTCAGCAGCCATTCTTCATCTGTATCTGATTTATTGAGCGATCCAATGAATTGTACACAAGCTGCATGAGTATCTGTATTGAGAGATAACTCGTCTACCTCGATCTTCAGTGCTTCACGAGATGGACATGCATTATATTTTGTAAAGTACTTGTTTACGAGATTAAATGTGATACGTTGTTCGTGGTTGACAAAGTATTCTTCTTTGAGAAATGGTAGAACACTACGAATATAGTTCTCATCATATAATAGATTGCTGAGTATGAGATTCTCGATTGAGATATCACTCATTAGTTACAAACTCCTCTATCTCTTCGTCTGTGATAATAGCAGAGTGACCAACTTGATAGGTCTGCTTTATATATTCATTAAATTTCTCTGACGTCACAATTGGCAGCCAAAAATCTTTACTATCGGTTTCTTTTAGTCTGAACTTCTTGTCTTCTATTTCCCCGGTGGCAAGATCTGTACGGGCATACCAACCATTAGAGGGCTTGACAACGAATCCTCCTGCCATTGCGATATCCAGAAGTCCGCTCCAACGACTAATACCGCCGCCATGAGTAACAGTAACCGGGATTTTAGATTTTTCACGAACATAACGAGATTTCTCCACATTAATAATAAAGTTATATCCTACCACATCTTTGCCTTCTTTTTCCTGTTGACGACCAATAATGTAGATGTTGTCTGCAGAATAGTATGAACCAGTACCACCACCAACGATATCTTTCGGGAACAATGCCATCTCTTTGTAAGTATGATTTACAACGACCATCGGAATATCTTTCAGTGTGAGATGTGGTGTGACCATACGGAACAATGACTTGATCTGTTTAGCTCGTGACATATCGGCAACTGCCTTCTCATTAAGTGCATCTTCGACTTCTTTCTTCGAAGCGAGGTTACCAATCGAATCGACAATGATGATGACCTTATCACCACGATCTACATTGTCGAGTTGCTTCATGATATCGAACTTAAGTTGTTCAACGTCAGTCACAGGAGTGTGCAGTACACGATCCATATCAATACCAAATGTTTCGAAGTATGATTGAGGTGTACCAAACTCAGAGTCGTAGAACAACAACGCAGCATCGTCATACTTGTCGAGGTATGCTTTCGCCATCAACAAACTGAATGCTGTCTTAAAGTGTTTACTTGGACCAGCCCACATTGTAAGACCAGGTGTGAGACCGCCATCGAGTCTGCCTGACAATGCAAGGTTAATGATAGGAATGGCTGTTGGAATCATGTCCTTCTTTGTAAAGAACTTTGATTCAGAAAGGATAGCTGTATCCTTGATGGTTGAATTCTTTTGAAGCTTCGATAAAATTGACAATGTTTGTACTCCGATGATAAACCAATAGAGATATATTACTACAAAATACTTTTTTTGTACATATCAAACTGGAATATGTTCTATATCATCGCTAACTTCATTCATCGATTCTTCACAATCATATCTTAATTTAATGCTGAATGGATCTTCAGCACCAACTAAACTGTGTATATTTCTTTTATGCGCATCGTATTTGATTTTATTATTTTCATGTTGTCCATCAATACAGACATATCCTCTTACGTCAACTCCATTTAACATGTAAGGTTGACACAACGTCTGCCACCAACCTAATTCAGCTGGCATTAATATTTTTCTATCGTACATATAAAAAACACGATTATAATCAAATAAATCAGCACGATGTATTATAATAAAATCTCTTAAATCTTTTCCCTCGATGGTCATTACTACTTTTTTTGGTTTTACCATATTAGAAAACGTACCTTCATCGTTAAAAGTATGAAATCCGTGTGGTGCCCAATAATCATAGGTATGTTCACAAAAATGTTTTATATGTGATTTAAGTGCAGGATCTATAGTGATATCATATCGACATCTAATTATTATATCATAATCTTTTGAGCTGCAAAAATCTTTTACAGCGAGCGCATGCGCTACGACTTGTTTCATCGCATGTCTTGCTTTCCCTTTCGCCAAATATGGCGCCCACAATTCACTAATAATTTTTTCTTCGCTGCGGCCTCTCCATCTGACAGGTTTATATTGTTCACTCAATTCACCGTTTTTTATTTTTCTTAAAATTTTAAGATTTCTTTTAATTGTGTCTCTATCGCCAACTGATCCCACTAAATAGCTATCTGTAGGTTCTTTGTAAAAACGATTTATAATTCCAGCAATATCTTTTTGTCTCTGATCTTCCCACGATGTAAAATAAAAATCAGCAGTGGGAATTATAAATCTCATTCTTTCTATATTAGCTCTATAATCACCGCGTATTTGACCCGAAAAAACGACAGCTACTCTCATTTTGTCTCTCTTAAATATAATTCTAAATCTTCTGGTGTACCGAGTCCCCACATTTGATCTATTTCATAAGCAATGATTTTTTTACCATCAGCAATTGCTTCATTAAAAACAGGACACACGTAAAATTCATTGTTGACTCGAATGTTTTTATCTATCATTTGTTTTGCATATTTAACAAAATCACTACCATGTTTCCAATAATAAAAACCAACAGTAGCATCATCACTAATTGGATTTTTCTCTGCAACTTCTGTCACATATCCGTTATTTATTTTTGCGAACGACCATTTTGGATGTGTAGCTTTAAAAGTCACTATGCCACCATCACAATCAGATTCTTGCATTTTGTACATAAACTCTACTGGATTCCATTTCACATATTGATCACTATTTGCAAAAAATAATGGATTATTATTATTGATATATTCTTCGGCTTTTAGAGCAGTAACAGCGGCTCCTTCTGTTATATGATCAATGTCAATGATAGTATTATTTGCATTAATCAGATTCATCATTGTATCGAGATTAAAATCTTTGCGATGTTGATTCTGACAGATGTATATAAAATTACCATCTAATCCAATATTTTCTACTACTAACTGAATCATTGGTTTTCCTTTGACTTCAATCAGAGGTTTAGGAAAAGAGTAACCTGCTTCAGAAAATCGAGTGCCGGCGCCGGCCATTGGTATCAATATATTGAGTTTTGGATCTTTCCATTTTAATTGTAGAGGTTGACCAGTAATCTGCGGAACAATGTTTTCTATTGTCACATCATTTGTATCTTTGACTCGTATGACATTTGCTGTCGATCGAGTCGCTGCTAATAAACCTGGTGGTGAATCTTCGATAATGATTGTCTCTTCGGGCAATACGCCAATTTTTGACATTGCTGTCCAATAAATTTCGGGATGTGGTTTAGCATTAGTCACATGCTCATTAGCTAACAATACATCAAATATATTTGTTAGACCAGCTCTTTCAATTGCTGCATGCATTGTAGCCCGTATCGAATTTGTACAAACTGCTAATTTATACCCAACTGATTTTAAATACATCACTAATTCATAGATATGATCTATGCGTTCTAACTGTTCTATTTCATTTTTTGTATATAATTGTTTTTTTGTAAAGATATCTGACCACAATGATTGAGGTAAATCTTTATGCTCAGATAATAATTTTAACTTTTGTGTTGTTTTATGACCATCATATATCAATCGATGTTCTTCTAGTGAGATAGAATAATTACCGACTTCAGCGAGAGCTTTATTCAGTGCTCTGTAATGAATATCTTTTGCGTTTATTAAAACGCCATCTAAATCAAATATAACTAACTTTACGGTCATGAGTCACATAGTGTTCTGCATTATCAGTACACACTCCACAAAAATATCGAAGATCTATATTGTGTTGTTCGGGCATCACAGCGATTGCTCGTGATGGTAAATTTAATGAGTTGCCTGGATAGGCCCAGATGTAGCCTTTAGATGTGATAGTATAATCATCTGTTTCATGCCAAAAATAATTAAATCGATGAGTATCAGGATGATTGTGCAAATATACTAAAGCTTGCATATTTTTACAATGTATCCATAAAAAATTACTAAAGTCAAGCAACCATTTAGTCGAGATACCATATTGTGGTTCGTCATGGCCTAAATATAATTCTGTATGTTCTCCGTTTTCGAACGCCCACAAATCAATTTCAACATTTATTTCTAAACCTCTAATACATCTTTTGATATGTTCAGGTTGATTCTCTAAACTTTTTTCTTGGCCATCAAGATTACCTCGATGTGATATTACTAACATCATCGTATCCCTGTTGAGACTTAAAACCAAATTTAGGTCTACCATCTTGATGCGGCGAACCTAATCTACCTATACCTTCAAATTGCATTTCTTTTATATATCGAAAATTATATAGATAGTTTTCATAAAAATAAATGTCGCCCATCATTTCTCTATATTCTAATCTTTTTCCTATAAACTTTTTATCTTCATCAGGTACAACTTTACATGCAATTTTTTCGATTTCTTTTATATCAAGATAATGTACATTTGATAGATGTGTAATCCATTCTTTTATCATTTTAGATGGACCTACCCAACTATAATCCCAATCATTGAGAGTACAGAAATATAAACCACACGCGCGATCATAACTTCCCTCATCACCAATTATTGACATTGTATCTTTTTTTAATTTGACATCTTCCCGGTAATAAGAATCAGGTCTTAAAAAGATAACATAATCAAAATCATCAAAAGAAATAACATTATCATGTATATCTTTCATCCTAATCGCTGGATAGAATTGACCACACTCAATATTCCATTTTTCCATATTATTAATTTTTGTTTTACTGAGATCCAATTCAGTAATGCCTTGAAATCCCCAATAGTCATCAACAAAAATTTCATGAATCATTTTTTTAGTTTGATCGAACGACATGATATTTTCATTTTCTTTCCAAAATTCTTTATGATATTTAGAAGAAATATTAGTCGGTTCAAATGAACACACTGTTGTGAATTTTGTGTTTGGATTTTTGTCTATAAGTCTTATTTTCCAATTTAAATAATTTGTATGAAAACCATATTCATAATATTCTTCTTTTGGTCTGCGCGTTGCTAGTCCACAAAGACATAAAAGAGCTTTAGTTTCCGTCTCTACCATGACCCTCTCTACTCATTCTTACCTCTTCTAATTCAACATTTTTCATCACATCTTCTTCTGTCAAAAATGCAATCGGTTCGTCATATTCTCTTTGTTGTATACCAGCATTACCCGCTAATAAAAGACAAATAGCCAAAGGATCAAATACCAAAACAAGAAGGATAATAATCCAGCGAACAGCTGTATCAAAATAATTGGAGGCTTCATCGCCATAAACTAGTTCCGCGATATATTTAAGTGGCCCAATTTCTGCTTCGAGTTCAATCTGTGTTTTCTTAAGCGGGAAGAGTTCGTCATTAAGGGTTTCAATTTCTTCATACGCATCAGAGATCGAGTCGTTAAGACTTTGCCTTTCTTCTTTTTGGGATGCCCTAACCGCGATCGAACCGTTTGGTCCGCGGATGCGATCATAATCAATAAGTGTTTGGACCGATCGATCGAGTTGAAGTAGTACAGTCTCCGAATCGCTGATAATACTCTGCTGACGCGCAATTCGACGTTCCAAGGCCTCGATCTGTATTTCATTATTACCACCTGCTTGTATTACTTGGTCTACATGTGCTTTTGATAGGTACCCAAAAATACCCATCGATGTAATAAACACAAGCACAATGACAGCTATTGTCATATACATGCGCATGATCCATGGAGCTATCGACCAATTACGATATATCCATGAAGCTGCTACAATTTTCGAAACTTCAAGAGTGCCTGCCATGACAACAACAGACCAGTATGCACCTGCGAAAATTAATCCTAGACCTACAACGGAAAAAAAACCAGCGACAGCTGATAAAACAAGGCCCATGGCCAAAGCCATGAGACTAATGGGAAATGAATACTGCATCTCTATTCTCTAATTTTTTGTCTATAGTTATCTATAGCAGATTTTATAGCATCCTCAGCAAGAACAGAACAATGTATTTTTACTGGTGGAAGCGATAGTTCTTTAGCGATGTCAGTATTTTTGATCGCATATGCTTGATCAAGATTTTTGCCTTTGACCCACTCTGTGAGAAGAGAGCTCGATGCAATTGCGGATCCACATCCAAAAGTTTTGAATCGAGCATCTTCAATAACTCCGTCATCCGATACTTTGATTTGCAACCGCATGACATCTCCGCAAGCAGGAGCGCCAACCAAGCCTGTTCCGATCGACTCATCCTCATCATCAAATTTTCCAACGTTTCTTGGGTTATCATAGTGGTCAAGTACCTCTTTGGAGTATGCCATTAATCAGCCTTCGCCCTCAGGCCACTTGTCATCATTCTCGTCATACTTTCCATCGTTATTAGTATCGCATGCACGCTGCCAAGAGATCATATCAAAAGTCAAACCTTCATGCCATGGTATATATGCTACACACCATTCATGTGAACCAACAACCATATCGTCAGTGCCATCGGGATCTGGGACATAGTCGCGCTTTGACCATGGCTTCTGCACACGAAAGAATGTGTCCTTATTTTTCATGAGCTGGCGCTTAAATAAGGCGCTATTAGGAGTGCTGATGTAGATCTCTTGATTATCTTCAAGCGTATAAGTAGATCCATCATCATAGTTAATTACAGTTGCACCAAGCACGGTGAGCGGCATTAGTGCAATAAACGCTAGCAAATACTTCATATTAATCCTCCAGGATTTGCATTAGTTTCAGTTTAAAGGCATTGATCTTGTTGACGCGATCAGTACCTGGCCATAATATATATTCTTTCTCAGGCTCTTTCGAAAGATTGCTCAATAATGGTTGGACGGCATTATAGATGTGCTGAGCCTTTTGCCTCCATTGTTCAGCCTGTGCTTGCCATTCTGCAACTTCCGTGGCTGTACTAGTCAATTCCGTTTTGACTTGCTGCACGGCTTCAAGTTGATCAGCATCGACCAAACTAAAACCGAAATCAAATTCTTCCAAATTTATTGCTTGCTTCTCATCTGTCATGAGAAAAAATCCTCGAGTGTAGCTATCTTTTCCGACTTCCAACCGATTGCATGCAAGATGATTTCGATTGGGTCGAGATAGCCTTTGACAAATTGTGTATCGTAGTCGATGTATTGCTCGAGACCAAACTCGTGTGGTAATACATCAGGACATGAGATCACAGTGTCTCTGAATGGATTCGGCTTGACCAAATAACTAAACTTGATCTTCTCGCCACTTTTTACCTCTTCATATTTTTTAGTCAGGTTATATTTATGCAAATAGTGGTTGTACAGTAAACCACCTTTTACCTGAATCGGTGTAGCCTTTTTGTAAATAGTGTCCTTATCGGCATATGTACCAGGATATCGCTGACCAGTTTTGTGGTTAGTTTCCCACTTGATGAAGTTACATGATCGAGGGAATGCAACTTGTTCGAACTTGAGTGTACGAAATTCTTGACGAATGTCTGCGATGTATTTCTGTACAGTAGTCTCGTCAGTTGCCATAATCAGTTCGAGTGTTTTCTTAATGTACTCACGACACACTGCAGGAGTTGACGATCGAATGGCTTCGATGCCCATCATCTTGAGATCGGGCTCGTCGTAGCGTACACCTTCGGAGTCATACACATTCATGATGTACCGCTTTTTGGCAGTCCATATTGCCTTATCAGCGATGTTCTCACGTTTCATGATCATCTTCTGTGCATATGCATTCGTATATTCAGCAAGTTCTTGATATGATCGATCGATGAATGCTTCGACTTGTGTCTTTGCAACTTTATCGAGGAACTCGACTGGATCTTTCGGTTGAGTCAGCTCGACCATCTTGTCGAATGAGACATACACTGAATCGGTGTCGATTGCAACCACATAGTCTCGTCCTTTAGTCTCGAGTATCTTATTCAACCATGCGTTGAGCTTCTTTTCGATCCATCGAATAGACAACTGACCAGCCATGGTGATAGCTTCGGCATTCTCGTTGTCGAACCATCGAAAGTATTTGTTTGCGAGTGCACCATAAGCTGCGTTCAGCTGAATCTTTTTGGCGTGTTGTAGGTTGTGGTATCGACTAATGTCAATCTCGAGTTCACGTGATGGATTCTTCTGATTAGCCAACTTCGCTTCGAACATTTTCTTCTTGTATAACACACGATCATCGTACATCTTGGCCATCAATTTTGGTAGAAAGCCTTGATAATCTCTGCGAT